ACTATCAGGCACTATAGAAAGAAAGGATGGTAAACATGTAGTCTTTCGTGATTACTTTGGATCTACAGTTTATAAACCACCAAAAGAAAACTTTATGCCACCGACAGTTCACATTCTTCGTTCTGAAGTTCGATTTATGGATGGAGCTAGAACTCCTTGGGCAAATCGTGTAACGAATCTTGCAAATAATGATGAGTATCGACATACGGTATCTCTGGCTGCTGCAGCCTACGCCGCAAAAGGACATAAAGTATTGGTGGTAAGCGACAGAGTGCATTTCTTGAAAGCATGCGCCGAAAGGGTCGGAGAAGAAGCAATTTGTGTTACGGGTGAGGTTTCGCATGAGGATAGAGAAAAGTATATGTCTGAAATACGAAATGGTACTAAGAAAATACTGTTTGGGACTCAGGCAATATTCTCAGAGGGAATCTCACTCAACAATCTAAGTTGCTTAATACTCGGTACACCAATTAACAATGAGCCTCTTCTTACTCAGTTAATTGGTAGAGTAATACGAAAAGAAGAAAATAAAAGAGACCCAGTGATTGTAGATATACATCTAAAAGGAAATACTGCAAAAAGACAAGCTTCCACCAGGATGGGACACTACATGAAGCAGGGATACCAGATAAAACAACTATAAAAAAATAGTTCTTGACACGAAGGTTAATTTTTAGTATAATATATGTTCTTATTTGACTGGCCGAAAATCTACGACAACTCCAAGGGGAGTGTGGTCGAGGTAGTACGAATCTTTCGCATGATTGTTGAAAAACAAGTGCCGAAAAATAAGTATGATCCAATCTATAGATATTCGCAGATAGACTTTTCTGGGATGAGTTTCATGCTACATCCTGATGTTCTTCTTTACCATTCTCATAAGTACCGTCATCGTGAAGTTGCACAGTACATAAGTTTGTGCGCTCTGCGATCAGCAGCAGATTTTATCGCGACACAAGACCCAACCCTTGATATGGTTTTGATGCCGGGATTAAATCCTTTACAAATACTAGACCAAAACAGACTACTTCAGGTAGATGATAATGAACATATACACTTTCGCTACGAAGAAGTCAATTCTAAGGAGATACACTAAAATGGCTATTCAATTTAATCAGCACAAAGGTGCTGCACAAAAATCAAGTATTACTAGCTTTCAGTACAAAGATGGTGATAACAGTTTCCGACTTGTCGGAGATATTCTCGCTCGGTATGTATACTGGATAAAAGGCGAGAATGACAAAAACATTCCTTTGGAGTGTTTATCTTTTGATCGCAATAAAGAAGCGTTCAACAACAAAGAAAAAGATTGGGTAAGAGAGTATTATCCTGATCTAAAATGTGGCTGGAGCTATGCAACTCAATGCATTGATAATGGTCAAGTCAAAGTTGTAAACCTCAAGAAAAAGTTGTGGGAACAAATTATTACTGCGGCAGAGGATCTAGGAGATCCCACAGATCCAGAAACTGGATGGGATGTTCAATTTAAGAGAGTCAAGACTGGCCCTCTTCCTTACAATGTAGAGTATCAATTACAAGCTCTCAAATGTAAGACTCGCGCTCTTACAGAAGAGCAAATGGAGTTGATAGCAGATCTGAAGTCTATGGATGAAGTAATGCCTCGCCCAACTGCAGATGCACAAAAAGAATTATTAGATCGTATACGAGACAATGGTTCAGAAGAGATTGATGAAACACTAGAAGATGAGTTCAACGTAGCGTGATATTATTTACTGCCGACTGGCATATAAAACTTGGACAAAAGAATGTGCCAGTCGAGTGGGCAATAAAACGATACAACGAATTTTTTGATCAAGTTCACAAACAGGCGTCTACCTGTGATATGCATATCATAGGAGGCGACCTGTTTGATCGTATTCCAACTATGGAAGAGCTGGCTTTATACTTTTCTTTTGTAAGAAATGTAAAAAAGCCGACTCTCATATTTGATGGAAACCACGAAGCAACTCGTAAAAATCGTACTTTTTTCTCTCAACTAAAACAACCGACAAGAGATATAAATCCTCTTGTAAATGTCGTAGACATTTCCTATGTTGATGAAGATTTAGGGTTTGCAGTATTACCCTATGCAGACTTACACCGTAAAGGTAGCATTGAGCATTTTAATAGTAGCCAACCTCTATTTACGCATGTTAGAGGTGAAATACCTCCGCATGTAAAACCTGAGGTAAACTTAGAAAGGTTTGATGATTTTCCGGTTGTATTTGCAGGAGACTTACATGCTCATAGTAATACTCAAAGAAATATCGTTTATCCAGGAAGTCCAATGACTACCTCCTTTCATAGAAAAGAAGTAGAAACAGGATATTTACTTATTAATCCAAAAGATTGGAGTTGGAATTGGTGGCCTTTTACACTGCCACAATTAATAAGAAAAACAGTAACAGATCCTGCAGATATGGTACCTACTACATATCACCATACTATTTATGAAATAGAGGGAGATATACAAGAGCTTGCTTCTGTTGAGAATTCTGAATTACTTGATAAAAAAGTAATAAAAAGAAGTACAGAAGCCTCTTTAGTCATTGAAAAAGATATGACAATGGAAGATGAATTAGTAGAGTATCTTCGCTATATTTTAGAGATACCGGACGAACAAATACTTAATATTTTAGGAACGTATAATGATTACGCTCAAACAGCTCAGTTGGGATAACTGTTTTAGTTACGGCCCGGGAAATGAACTCAATTTATCTGATAATACTGTAACACAGATTATTGGAACTAACGGTATGGGCAAATCGTCCATACCGTTAATTATTGAGGAAGTTCTTTATAATAAAAACTCAAAAGGTATAAAGAAAGCAGATATACCAAATCGATACCTAAATAATGGGTATAATATAAAATTAGTGTTTCAAAAAGATAGCAGTAATTATACAGTTACTGTTGATAGAAAAAGCAGTATAAAAGTAAAACTAGAAAAAGACGGTGAAGATATTTCTAGTCATACTGCTACAAATACTTATAAAAGTATTCAAGATATTCTTGGGATTGACTTCAAGACCTTCTCCCAACTTGTATATCAAAATACAAATGCAAGTTTACAATTTTTAACTGCTACAGATACTAATAGGAAAAAGTTTCTTATTGATTTGTTGCACCTAGATGATTATGTAAATTTATTCGAAATATTTAAAGAGGCATCAAGACTTTCTTCAAATAAGTTAATTGAAGTAGGATCAGAAATAAATACTATTGAAAAATGGTTGCAAACAAATAATTTGGAAGGGATGGAAGTACTAGAACTGTTAAATTTTGAAATTCAAACGGATGAAGATGAGAAGAGATTCCGTTTACTTTCAATAGAACTTGAAAATATTTCCGAAAAAAATAAAAAAATTCTAAGAAATAATCAGTACAAAGAAATGTTGGCTGGTATAAATCTTGATGAAATAAATAGAATTGAAGTTGCTGAAAAAGAGTCCTATGATGAATATCAAAAGGAGGTAGGACACATAGATGCTGAAATAAGAGCATCTAGAACTTTGTTAAATAAACTAGAGAAGCTTGAAGATGTATGTCCTACCTGTGAACAGGAAGTAGATGCAGAGTTTAAAAGTAATCTAGTAGCGGAAGAGCTGGCAAAAATAGCATCTATGACCATTAGAAAGAGAACTAATGAAAAGCTTATTACTAGAATTAAAAATAATAACTCTCTATTTGATAAAAAACAAAAAACCCAAAAAGAATGGGAAGATTTGTATAGAAATGTAGACTCTGCTCTTCAAAGCAATCTTATTAATAAAGAAGAGCTAGAGGATTCTATTCATGAGGTAGGTTTAAAACTTACAAATGCAAAAAAAGAGTTAGAAAAGATTGCAAAAGAAAACGAGAAGCGAACTAGAAATAATACTAAAATAGAAATTATTCAGGCTCAAACTGATGGATTCATAGAAAAATTAAATACTGCAAAAGCAGTGTTAGAGGAGCAAAAAGAACTAGATTCAAATCTTGAAATTTTAAAGAAGGCATTTAGTACAAACGGACTACTTGCTTATAAGATTGAAAACTTAGTAAAAGAACTAGAAGCACTAACAAATACATATTTGGCAGAACTTTCTGATGGTAGATTTACACTAGAGTTTATTGTATCAAACGATAAATTGAATGTACAGATAACAGATAATGAAAATATAGTAGATATTCTTGCTCTTTCTTCTGGAGAGTTGGCAAGAGTAAATACCGCTACTTTAATTGCTATTCGTAAACTTATGAGTAGTATCTCAAAGTCTAGGATCAATATATTATTTCTTGATGAAGTTATAAATGTACTTGATGATAGTGGTAGAGAAAAAATGGTTGAAGTATTACTTCAAGAAGATTTAAATACCTATGTTGTATCCCATGGGTGGACTCATCCA